TAGTTTGCCTTTAAGAAAAGCCTTTTGGATACCAGTGGTATCGTCAAAGACAACGGACACTTCGGACTTTATCTTAGATTTGATTCGTTGGATAAGGTCTGTGTAGATTTGTGCGGCTGAGTGCATTTAATATTGATCCTCATTGTCAAGTGCGTCATGTATTCTGACAAGTAACTCTTGCATACGTTTATGCTTTTCATTGAATATACCGCAGGCTTCGTTAGGTAGTGTCTGGTAGTATGAGAATAACTCAGACAAGTCTATGAACTCTTGACGAGTTTCTACAGTGAGTGTTAATGTGAAGGGTTGGAAGGCGACTGGCTTGAGACGTTTAGTATCTACGATCATTACATTACTCCTGTTAAGATTGAATTGGTTTCTTCATTACAGCATGGGCAGAGGAATTTACATACTGTGATCCCACGGTGGTCTGTTAAGGCACTTATGACTTTTACGTCATCGTAGTTGTACTCGTTTATACACTCGGGACATTCTAGGAAGAACGGATCATTTACTTTGTGCATAGTACTCCTTTTGTTCAAAAACAACGAAATTTGTTAGGAAATGTTTAAAAAGAACGTTTAACTTTTCACCTACAAAAAATCTCTCAAGAATTCCCCAAGATCTCGCTTGCTTCTCAGCGAAGTGTAGTCTTTTGATTACATTCTTGTGGGAATGTCTTGAGAGTACTGTCTTTAGGTACCGAACTTAGCTTTGTCTGCTAGTTCTTGCCTAGTTTCCAGCTCTTGTTCCTGTGTTCTGTACCATTTTTCCTCTTCTTTCAGGTATCTTCTGTGTTTTACCAGTTGATAGAAGATAGCCTTATCAGTATCTGTGAAGAATTCTATTGCAGACATAGCGTTTGTGACTGCGTCTAGCTCTTCTTCAGAGAGGTCTAGTGAGTACCTACCATAAGAGTGTCTTAAGTATGCCATTTTTAGTTCCCTTCTACTACTTGATCGTAGATTGCTGTGTATTCTATGATGATTCCATTGAGTTCTACCTCATTGACCATGTTTTCCAGCACACTTCTGTTGGTTGCTGTTGCATAGATGAGTGTTTCTCCTGTTGTGTCTGGAGAGAGTATAGCTTTACAGCCAAACTCGTGTAGTGACTCGATGACTTCCTCTGTTGTACAGTGAAAGTGTCTTGCTTTGAGTGGGTTTAAGAGTAAATACTTTGTAGACATGCTTTTCTCCTTATGCTTCTACGATTTCATTGAACCAAGTGTCAGAACTCCAACCAGCTGTGACACCAAACCTTACTTGTTTGCCAACCAAGCCACGAGCAATCTTGTATTGCTTACGAGCATGTTCAACATCCCGAGTAATAGACAGTTTACGGACAACTTCTTTGTCATCTACCGCATAAACGTATCTGTTAGCTGGGTCTGTGTACACCACCATCAACATGGAGGTTGCCATAGTGAATGATGCTGTTACTGTGTCGCCTTTAGTGGCATAGTTCATGGTTGCTGTAGTCATGTTAGATCCTTTTGGTAATGACTGTTAATGAAATCTTGGTACTTACCCCAAGTGGTCTCTCCGTAAGCCCGAGAAGAGCAGTTAGTTACACGTGGACTACGTGAACAGTGACTTGTTCAGGATGAAACTTACGTTGCAGTTCTTCTGCTGAATACAAGATATCAACAAGGTTACCTGTTTCCTTGCTGTATACTAAAAAGTACATATTACTCTCCTTAGAATGGCGGGTTTAAAGGTGTTTCAACTTTGTTTCTTGCTTGTTGAAGCTGTTCTAACTCTGAATACGCTACCGTTACAAAGTAATCAGCAGCATCTTTAGACGCTTGATCTGACCCATTCCTGTTAGGAACAAAAGTCCATGCATGGCGATTCCACCACCACACCATTGCTTTAGAGAAGGCAGTGTTACCTGACCAGTGAGGACAACCCTTAGACACCCAGAACTTAAGGTGTCTCCAAGTGGATCGAGGCATCTCACAACCACACATACCCATCTCTATTAGCATGAGTTCAAAGTCACCAGCAAATGAAGCATCACCTTGCAGGTAACGAGCAACATTCCTAGATGCCTTAGGGTGCTCTCTCAAGTACGAGGCAGGAGCAATAGCACCACAAGGATGCCCAATCATAATATCCCAATCTCTATGTTTGAATCCACGATTCACAAGCATAGATGTTAAGCTGTAACGTTTAGCCATGTTTACTCTCCTTTAATGATTTCGTTAGTAAGGTCATAGAACTGGAAGCCAGCAGCCATACCTGCAAGCACAAGACCACCAACATGCAAGAGACCGAAGTCAACTTGGTATTGGATTTTATCAACGCAGTACAACATAACGTTGGACCAAATAAGGATGTAAACGAGGTGAAACACTTTAGACATATTAATCTCCCTTGAGTAATGTCAACCTGTAACCGACAGGCACGGACGAGCAAGACGCTCTCGGAAGACCCCGACAAAGGAGCCAACCGAGAAAGCCCTCAAACAGCTTCAACAGCAACAAACCAAGAGTCAGCAGAGTAGCCAAACGCAGCAACAAAGCGAACAGGAGAACCACCAACACGAGCAGCCAAACGGGAGAACACAGCGTCACGAGACACAGAACGACCCAAAGCACGAGAGGCGTAGGACACACGGCAAACACGAACACGCCCGTCAGAACAAACAACAGAGACAGCGTCCACACCAGACAAGGACACAGCAACAACAGACACGGGAGCAGACAACGAACCACGAGGAACGGAAGAAGCCAGAGAAGGACGAGCCACAGAAGCGACAGGACCAAGAGCAGGCAAGGAAGAAGCGAAAGAAGAGAAAGAAAAAGCCACGGAACACCTCCAAAAAGCGCAGACAAAGGAAGCCGAGACGGGCAGCGCCACGCACCGACACGGCAGGGAAACAGGGGGGGCAGGGAAACCAGCAGGGGCGAACCCAACCAACACTTGATTCTTTTTAACACACACAAAGACTTCTACCTCAGACATCCCTAGGGGCTACCCAAAAACGTATACAAAAGATTACATTTCAAAAATTATACCAAATATTTTTCTAAATAAATCAATCAGTTAGTCGGTACATAATAGAGAAAACTTTTTATTACATCTAAACATATGACAAAACAAAACAATTCTGATAAGCTAGAGGCTCTGAGGGAATTAAAGAAGCGTGAAAAATTAAACGCTTATAAGAATAATTTCGAATTATTCGCCAAAGAACAAATTAAAATCTTACCCAAGGACTCCTCCAAGGGATTCCAATTTTTTGAGTTTAACGAAGCTCAAAAGATTGTGAATGAAGCTCTTGAGAAACAACTCAAAGAGACGGGGAGAGTCAGAGCTATTATTTTGAAAGCTCGACAGATGGGTTTAAGTACATACACAACAGGACGTGTATTCTGGAAGAGTTACTTTAATGCTTACAACAAGTCAGTAGTTATGGCTCATGATGCAGCTACTAGTGATGCATTGTTCAGTATGTCCAGAAATACAATCTACAATATGTCTGATACCTTCAGACCAGTATTGAAGAAGTCTAATGCGAAAGAGATTATGTTTGAGCATAACGATTCAGGGTACAGGCTATACACAGCTGGTGCTCCTGAAGCGGGTAGGGGAACGACTCCTACGATTGCTCACCTTAGTGAAGTTGCCTTTTGGGGGCATGATGAAAAGATTTTGGCAGGATTGTTTCAGGGAATTTCCCAAGCGGAAGGTACCGAAGTAATCCTTGAGAGTACAGCTAATGGTGTAGGTAACTCATTTCACAGGTTATGGCAGGGAGCTGTAAAGGGTGAGAATGAGTATATTGCTATCTTTGTTCCATGGTACCTGATGTCAGAGTATCGTAGGAAGGCTCCTGAGGGGTTTGAGAGAACAACAGATGAGGAAGTCTTAGTAACCAGATATAACCTAGACGATGATCAGTTATACTGGAGAAGGTTAAAGATTGCTGAGGGTGGTGAGGATAAGTTCCGTCAGGAGTACCCTGCGACACCTGAGGAAGCATTTATTGTATCAGGCTCTAATGTATTTAACATTGAAAAGTTAAGTAAGTTAGTTCCTCAACCTATATTAGCTAAGAGAGAATTTAACTTTGAATCCTCTATGATGGAGGATTTAAGGGATGGGTCGATTGAGATATTCAAGTATCCTACTTTTGAAGATGCCTTTGCTATCGGTGCTGACGTTAGTCTGGGTGTTGGGAAGGATTATTCTACAGCCGTGGTTATCAATGCCAACAGGGAAGTGTGCGCTGTTTATCGCAGTAACACGATTGATCCTAGTCAGTTTGGTGATTTATTATTTTACCTAGGAAGGTACTATAATAATGCTTTGTTAGCTGTAGAGTCTAACAGTATGGGTATTGCTACATTGAACAGGTTAACACAGATGGGTTACCTGAACATGTACTATCAGACTAAGATGGCGAATGTATCTAAAGAAGAAGGTACAAGGATTGGTTGGAGAACAACATCAGCCTCTAAGCCAGCCATTATTGGTTTTCTTAAGAATGCTATTGAACAGGAAGAGATATGGATCCCTTCTAGGGTTATCATTGGTGAACTGATGAACTACGTAGCAGACGACTCAGGTAAGACAAACGCTATTGTCGGACAGAATGATGATACGGTTATTGCCCTTGCTATTGCCCTTGAAGTTATCAGAACTCATGGGGATAGGTTAACAAACACAACAGTATCTTTTAAACATAAGATAGGTAATTATCAACCCGTAGAAACTACATGGATATAGGAGAATAATATGGCAACTAAACAAGGTTTATACGACAATATCCATGCAAAACGTAAACGGATTGCTGAGGGTTCCGGAGAGAAAATGCGTAAGGTAGGTTCTAAAGGTGCTCCAACGGATAAGAGTTTTAAAGAGTCTGCTAAGACTGCTAAGAAGGGGAAATAGTATGGCTGAAAAAGATTCAAGGCTAGCAAGAGCTGGTGTATCAGGTTATAACAAACCTAAAAGAACTCCAGACCACAAGACTAAGAGTCACATTGTAGTGGCTAAGAGTGGTGATACTATTAAAACCATTAGGTTTGGTGCTCA